CCTTGTTGGCGAACGCCTGCATAATGCGGGTGTCAGCGCCGGACTTAATGATAGGCATCGGTCCTGCCGTATAACCAATAGCGCCGACGCCGATCTGAAGGAAGCGCTGGCCGTTGATGCTTACGATCTGGCACTCGAAGGGCGAAGGGATGCCGCCAGTGCCTTCACCGTAGACAAGCTGCTCAGGAAGACTTGAGTTGCTTAGGACGAAATCGGGGGCGAAGACCAGCGCGTCGCCGATGGGGGGAGTCCACGGCTTATCGATGTCCAGGGACGTGCCCTGGCTAGAGGACACGAAGTTAAAACCATTCCCGGGCTGGATGGTCATGGCTTAGATGTTGACGTAGACGCTCGAATCCCAGCCGACCCGTGAATAGCGGATTTCGTACATGACTTTATAAAGAGAACCGAACTCCTCGACGTTAACCTGCGAAAGGAGGTTGCTGTTTCCCCCACCAGATCCAGCGCCGACGATTGCCCAGTCTGGGATTAGGGTCCAAGTGCCGAAGTCTGTCGTGGCTGTTGCTGAGTTTAGGTAGCCAAGAATGTCGATAACGTAAGCCGCGTCTTTCATGTAGATGACGCCGGAATAGGTCGTAGTCGTGGCAAGGTAGTTAGTCTTTCCGTAGTAGTTAGGGTAGGCCGGGTCGACGAAGCCGATGAATCGGCCACCCAGTTCAGACTCAAAGCAGGCGCCGTTGTCGCCGATGTAGGACTGCTTCTTTGAGATGATGATGGTCTTGCCAGAGATGACTTGAGTGACGAAGTCGGCAGGGTCTTTAATTTCAACCAGCGGCCCTAGATCAGACTGCACGTAGGCCGTGCCGGCAATTGGCCCGGTCGTGAATGACGCATCAAAGTTAAAGAAGTTTGGATGCGTTGTCAGGTTCTCGGTCGTCAGGCCGTTAGCCGAAGAGGTGTTCGCCAGGGTGTATTCGCCCGCGTTAATGGCCGTGTCGATGCCGACGTAGTCGACGGTCAGGGTGGCGATGTCGAGCATATCCCAGCTGACCTTCCACTTATCGAGTTTGAGATAGGAGTAAGCTGCGTCGGGGTGTGCGTTGCCCTTGACCGCAAACGCGTCGATGTCGAAAGTCGTGTCGACCTTGAAGACGGTCGTCGAGGTGTTCAGGCCGAAGCCGTCACTTACCACCGTCCAGCCAGGTTGGAGCAGGGCAGTGGTTAGGGGGTCGCCGTTAATTACGATAGCCATAAAGTTAGGTGGTCATGGTTGTCTGTTCAATCTTGGTAAAGTCGATTGGCACTCCGCCGCCGCCGGGGTTGGCTAGGATTTCTAGGAGCGCGGTCTGCTTGCGGGTCTCTTCGAGCTGCATGGTCATGGCCTCGATGACCGGGTTAGCGCCTACTCCGACGACGTTGGAGAAGCCCTCGGGGCCTTTAAAGGTTGTGCCCTTGGCCTTGGCGGCATCGTCGGATGCCTTCTGGGCGGCGGTCTGGGCGGCGGCAGCGGCGGCAGGATCAGCAGGGGCCATCGACGCGGCGCGTTCGTTAGACAAGGCAGCACGGCGCGACAGCACGTCCTGCATCTCAGGGTCTGAGGCAATGCTACTCACTCCAGTAAACATTGCCGTGTGTTTAAGACGACGTCGTGCCATCTCAAGACCGCCCTTGCCTTCGCCTTCGTCAAGGTACTGTTTAAGCGCCAGGTTCGCTTCACTGTCGCCAAAGACGCCCTGCTCGTCTCCGGCATCGAGGAACGCTTGAGCGGACTCCTCGCGTTGCTTCTTGGACATTTTCTTTTCTTTTGAAGTCTCGGTGACGCGTGTAGCGGCTCGGGCCATGTCGGTCGCACCTTTGTCAGCGAAGACCGATGTGCCTTTAGCGGCAAAGTCTAGGATGTCTTTAGTGTCCTGCTTGGCCTTAGCAATAGCGCCAGAGATAGCCGAGATGGCCGAGTTGAGAAGGACCAGCGGGGCTACGAAAGCAAAGGCAATGTCCTTAAAGGCCATGCTGAACTTGCGACCGATGTCGTCGACCTGCTTGCCGAAGCCGACGGTGGCGGCCTTAGCCTTGTCCATGGCCTGCGGGACGTCCGAGGTGGTCTTGATGTTGACTGTCAGTTCTTGAGCCATGTCAGGGAGTAGTTACCTTTGCAGGATTGGAAGCGGCCTCCTTGGCTTCCTCTTCGGCCATGAAGGCTTCCTCCTCGGGCGACATGATCGCCACGTCCGCACCCTTGGAGATAGCCAGGGCGGAGTTTAGCCAGATGGCCTGACACTCCGGCATCTCCCAGGCTCGCTGCTCTTCGATGCCTGCACTAATCAGTGAGGCGACAATCGAAAGCGGCCAGGGCACGCCTTTGCTTCCTCCGCTGCTCTTCTTGGTTTTCTCCCAAAACTTAGGCCAGTCGTTGACGAGGATGTAGCCGGAGAAAGCTTCGAGCATGGCCTCAAACTTGGCAGGTCGGCGGGACAGGTGCAGCATCCGCAGCTGATCGCGCCAGCCCAGCTCGCCCAGGGGTTCTTCAGCGCACACTTGGCAGGCGAAGATAAGGTCGGCAGGCGTAACGCCGCGAGAGCCGGTCACCAGCGGGGAGTCGAAGGCCATCAGTCGCACCCGGTACTTGAGGCACCAAGGGTACATGGAACGACCCAGCAGCCGAAAGGGAGCAGGGTCGATAAAGGCAGCGAGGAACCGTTTGTCCATGCCGCCTAGTGTAGCCCACTTGGGGCTAAGTCAATTAGGCAGGCGTGATGCCTTCGTAATCGATTGCCGTGATGGAGACGGTCGTAAAGCCCTTGTTCTGGCCCTTGTCGTCAATCTTGGTAATCGTGCCTGAGAACGAAGCCGAAGCCGAGCCCGAAGGGTAGGCCGAAAGCGTGTTTAGGGTAAAGGTCAGCACGGCGCCGAGGACCGGGATGCTGGAGGTCTTGGCGATGCCTTCGACACTCAGCTCGGACTTACGGTCGTCTAGGCGGTGGGTCTTGGTCAGGCCAGTCTCATCGACCACCGTGGCTTCAGCGTTGAAGGAGGACGAGAGCGAGTAGGACTGGACGAACAGATTGCCGAACGTACCGTTAGCGATGCCGTAAATGCAGGTGGTTCCGTTAGAGATGGCGGCCATTTGTAATTGCAGGGTTTGGTAACCTTACGCGGGGAAGACGGCCAGTAGGTCGAACGTGAACGAGGTCGCCCAGGAGCGCTCGTCGATACCCTCGTCTTCGGACTGCATGGTAACGTCGTAGCAGGACGCGTCGCCCCCAGCCGTAAAGGCCGCCTTGATGGAGACCAGGTCACGCATATTGCCGGACAGGGCGGCGCAGCGGAGGCGGTGATCGGCGAGGGTCGTGTCGTCGGCGTTCGAGAACAGGGTGATGCGGACCGAGCAGGAGAAGTTGCCTTCGCCTTCGGGGAGGTCGGACGGTGCCCGGGCGGCTTCGCAGAGGACCACGGCCTTGGGTAAGGTCTGGGTGGCGTTGTTGTCCCCGGTCAGGAAGGACACGGTGGTCAGCCCAGTCTGGGTCGAGAGGTAAGTCGCGACTGTGGCCTCGACGATGTGACGGATAGATGCAGTGCCCATGGTTATGATTTGTTGTTAAACTTGTTGATGTCGAGCTGGAGCAAGTGGCGGATGCGTCCAGGCATTTGCTTGACGCGGTTGCCGTAGACGAGGCCAAGGACACCAGCCTGATCGGCGATGCCGTTGACGTTGCCCTTGCTGTTGGTGATTGTTACCTCGGCAATCTTGTCGGTAAAGGTGGAAGTGTTACGACCAGGGACTGAGGTGTGCCTAGTAATCCATGCGGTCTTAAGCAGCTCGACGCCGAAGTCTTTAGGAACGCCATTAATTATGGGCTTGGCAAGGGAGCGAAGGGCCATGGCCCAGCCGGACTTGATGGCGCCGACGGTCTGCTGGCGCTGGGCAACGTAGGTCTCAATGTCGCCCTTGTTTTCGGCGACATACTTAAACATCCAGTTAACGCCGCTGACGTTACGGCCCTGCTTCCAGAGCCGCCCGCCGGTGCGGTTGTAAACTGGTTTGAAGATGGCGTTAATTTCAGCGGGGCTCTGCAAGTAGGCCCCAGTAGTGACTTCGTTTGAGACCTTGGTGCCGATTCTGTTAAAGTAGTTCCGCAGCTTCTTGAATCCCCAGATGGTGCCGAAGCCGTTGTAACGATCTGAGAGTACCTTAGCCAGGAAAGGATTGCCGTTAAGGATGCTTGAGCCCTTGGCCGCAACCTTCCAGAAAAGGGCAGGGTTGTCGTTAAGGGAGAGGGAGCCGAGGCGCTTGATGAGCCGGGCCTGCTGGGTCTTCTTAGTCCCGCCAGTCAAAGAGGTAACGACCTTGCCCACGTCACGGTCGACGGCCCTTTCGCCAGCCTTGGCAGCTGAGGAGTCTAGACCCTTGCCTCCGCCCTTAGCCAGGGGAGGAGTGAACCTAGCCGCGTCTTGGCAGGCGAGGGCGGCCTGCTCTAGCGTGGCGTCCTTCAGGGTCTGCTTGGACCTAGTCGCGTACTTCTGGATGGCGGCAAGGAACTCAGCCTGAGACTTGGGCTCAATGGTGACCTTGACCACGGCGTTACTGGTTATCGTCGATGACGACGAGCGTGATCCATGCCGACCCGGGCTTGTGCGTCTGGGTCGTGATGCGGACGGTCTTCCCGCCGGCAACGATTTTCTTGCCTTGGCCTAGGCTGGCGATGGGGACGCCTGCCGACAGTAGGGCCGCCGATGACCCATTAGAGCCGTCTGGGAGCGTCCATGCGGCCGTTACAGCGGGCATCCTGACCGAGTACTGGGTCCGCTCCATATACCCCCCTGCTTCGAGGACGGTCATCACGGCAGGGTCGGAGATAAGGCACTGAAAGGTGATGGCCCCAGAGTTGGCGGTTCCGGCTACGCCGAAGTCCGCGATCATCTCTTTGGCGTCAGCGAGAAAGTCAG